GTATATTTACAGAAAGAAAAGACGGTGTGGTAAGTGCGTATAATATTAGAACAGATAGATGGGAAGTAGCAACGGAAGCAATGGACAAGGTGTCTGGAAGTATCCAAGCCAAGAGAGATGCAAAAGGGAAAGTGAGTAAGCCCAAAGAAGAGTCTAAATCAGAGACTAAAGTAGTCGATCTAAAAGTGGATAATGTTAGCGAAGCGAAGTCAACAGAAGGCGGAAAAAAAGCTAATTAGTAGTTAGGGGGGTTTTATGAGTGACCCCCTTAATTAGTAACAGGAACGGTACGCATCTGTTCTTATATATCAAGAGAAAATAATCGCTTTAAAAAAGCGCGAAATAAATAATAAAAAATAGAATTATGCCAATAACAGCAGGACAGCAAATAGGAATAGGAATGTTGCAAGGTGCAACAAATATGTTTGGGGCTAGTAAGCAACACAAAAGAAATAAGGAAATGATGGGAATATCTCATCAAAATCAACAACAGTTGAATAGACAAGGACATCAATTGCAGATGGACATGTGGAATAAAACAAATTATGGAGCGCAGGTGGCTCATATGGAAAAAGCGGGATTGAACCCGGCGTTGATGTATGGCATGGGCGGTGGCGGAGGAACAACCGCAGGAAGTCAAGGCGGTGGAAATGCGTCAAGTGGTGGAAATGCGGTGCAGATGCACCCGATGGATATGGCAAATTTAGCGTTGCTAAAAGCACAAGCAGAAAAACTTGATGCAGAAACTAATAATATTATTAAAGGAACTAAAAAAATTGGAAGTGAAATTGAAAAATTAGGAGCAGAAACACTAGCGACAATGGCGAAGAAATTAGAATCAGAACAAAATGTAAGTGAAAGTAAACAGAGAGAATTGAACTTGAAAACAGAAAATGAAATTAAGGAAATAGATAAAAACTGGTTAAAAGAGTATAAAACAAGTACGTTCGATCATCAGATAATAAGAGCACTAAAATCGACAGGAATGGGAATGTGGGAAGCTATGAAATACTTCCTAGAAAATAAGGATGAATTGTATGAAGAGTTTGATAATTCAATAAATCAAAATAAAAATAGAATAGATGGATAATGTGTTTATACCCAAGGTTGATAAGAAACCGAAAGTATACACCTAATAAGAAAAATGGAGGAATAGTACCGGAGGTAAAGGACAAACGGGTGCTGAGTGTGCCCGTTGGTTGTGGAAAGTGTATGGAATGTAGAAAACAGAAGTCAAGACAATGGCAAGTAAGACTACAGGAAGACATAAGAGTAAATAAGAATGCGAAGTTTGTAACGTTCACGTTTAGTGAAAGAGAGTTACAGAAGTTGGATAATGAAATTGAGGGATTGAGTGGATATGATAGAGACAATGAAATATGCAGATTAGCAGTAAGAAGATTCACAGAAAGGTGGAGAAAGCAATATAAAAAAACAATAAGACATTGGTTAGTAACAGAGTTAGGAAGTCAGAATACAGAGAGAGTGCATATGCACGGTTTATTGTGGACAGACGAGACGAATGCAGTGATCGAAGAGAAGTGGAAATATGGCAAGATATGGGTTGGAGATTATGTGAGTGGGAAGACAATCAATTATATAGTTAAATACATAAATAAAGTTGATAAAGCGCATAAAGAATATAATAGCAAGATATTTACTAGCAAAGGAATTGGTGGGAATTATATGCAAAGAAAAGATATTAAGCGTAATGCGTATAATGACGAAAAGACGATTGAGACGTATAAGACGAGACAAGGGATCGAGTTAGCACTACCGATCTATTACAGAAATAAAATATATAGTGATGAAGAGAAAGAGCTTCTATGGTTACAGAAGTTAGATGAAGAGGTAAGGTATGTGGATGGCGTAAAAGTAGATATAAGTAAAGGAGAAGAAGAATATTATAAACTACTAAAAGTTAAGAGACAGAAAAGTAAGCGATTGGGGTATGGAGATGATAGTGTGAATTGGGAATTAAGGCGGTATGAAAATGAGCGTAGGAACTTAAAAAAGATGGAAAGAATCGAAAAATTATATGGCCAAGCTGATGAAGAGGAACGCAAAGTATGCCTATAAATGCCTTATAAAGAGTTGTTTAAGGGACGTAGAGGAACGATTAGAAAAAAAATGAAAATAATTAACAATGTTTACAGAAATATGTTGTAACTTTGTTTAAATAATGTTCACAAGTCTGTGGGTTTGACATAGTATAAATTATAGGACAAATTCTACAGAGGAGTGAGGTAAAACACGAAAAATGTTAATAACTCATATTCAGCTTAATAGAAAAGCGCAAAACAAAGAAAATTTATTCGGAATAATGACAGTTCATACAAAGAACTATGGGCGGTTCATGTTTAATACAATAGAAAATTATGAAGCGAAAATCGAAGAAGGACAATATATTGTTAGTTGGTCTTGGAGCCCTAGGTTTGGTAAGCATAAGCTTGAGATTAGCGGGATACCTGGACGTAAAGGAATTCGAATTCATAGTGGTAATTACGGTCGTCAGTTTAGGGGCTGTATTGGGCTCGGAACCTTTGGAATAAGTGAAGATATACCGCAAATGGTAATAAACTCGAAATTGGCGGTAAGTAGCTTAGAAAAGATGATGATGGATAAATTAAATGAAAGAGTAATAATAAAAATAATAGATAATGAAAAAAAGACTGATAGAGTTGTTAGTAGAGAAATTAGTTCCGCAATTAGTAAAATTATTAGTGATCGTGTTAGAAGAGGTCACGAAGTTGGACTTAAATGATGACGGGAAAGTCGGGAAATAATATATGGTATTGTGAAAGCGTATATGTAGACGTAGACACGGGAGAAATAATAAAGAAAAGCCAGGTAAAAAATGGCGAGTATGTTAAAATTAAATCAACAAATAAATACAAAAACAATGGTAGACACAAAAGTAAAACAATTACAACCGAATGCAGAGAAAGTCCTCAAAGAAGGCTCTGGTAAGGAAGAACTCATAAAAAGAGTACAAATAAAAGATAGCCCGTTTGAAGTAATAACACAGGACGGATATAGTTTCGGGGTGATGGGGAATTATAGATTAACAGAAAAATCGAATGATGCCAAGGAAATCGCGAAAGAATTAAAGAAAATCACATGGAATAGAGTAATACAGATTGTGATGATATTAGATGAAGTTAAAAATAAAATAAACAAAGAAAAAGTATGAAAACAGAGTTAGGCGGAGATAGATTAGGCTCCGGAAATAAGCAAGAAATTAGCTTAAGAAATTACGAAAGAAGTACGCATGATCTAGGGTATATATGGAGATCATCAATGGCAAGTGGTACATTAGTGCCGTTTATGTCAGAAGTAGGATTACCGGGAGATAGTTTCGATATAGATTTAGATTGTGATGTAAAAACGTTACCAACGTTAGGGCCGTTATTTGGAAGTTATAAAGTGCAGTTAGATGTATTTGAGTGTCCAGTAAGGTTATATAATGGAAAGTTGCATATGAATATGTTGAACATTGGAATGGATATGTCAGAAGTATTGTTGCCACAATTAGAAATGATATCAACTTATGATGCAACAAAAGGAGATAATCAGCAAGTAAACAGTAGTAGCATATATAGTTATCTAAACATTAGAGGATTAGGAAGACAATCAGGAACGAATACATATCAAAAAAGATATTTTAATGCTATCCCCTATTTAGGATATTGGGACGTGTATAAAAATTATTATGCAAATAAACAAGAAGAGAGAGGATTTGTAATACATGCAGCGAATCCAGAAAATGATTTCAAGATATTACAAGCAGAATTATATACGTATAAAGAAATCGGAACTGAAGAAAATAGTTATGATATACACCCGACAGCAGTAACTACAGTGGATACAGATGTTACGGGGGACGTAGTATTAGAAGTAAAAACAAAATGGAATAATGCGTTAAATGAATATGGAAGTCCAGATTATGAAGATATAAAAGTAAACTTTGGAGGTGTGCCAGTACCAGTAACAGAATTATTTAATGAAATATATACAGAGTTTGATAATGATGAAGGTACACAAGTAACATATTGTAGAGATTACACAGGAGTAAGAGCAAGTGGACAAACATGGCAAATTAGTCAAACATTAATTGAAAATGTTGAAGAAGAAGGGCAAGGAGAGCCTCAATTAAAAGAGTTTCCATTGGAGAATATAGATGATATGAGAATGGATATTCTAGAAGCAGTAAGAGATACAACAGCGTTTATAGTAAATAAAAATAGCGATGCACCGTACGGATTAGGATTAGATTATGTTGCCCTAGATAAGCAATATAAGACATCAAGTCAGGAAGGATTAGGAATTAAAACATACCAATCAGATTTATTTAATAACTGGATAAGTACAGAATGGATTGATGGAACGAATGGAGTAAATGAAGTAACTGCGGTAAGTACAGCGGGGAATGAGTTTACGATTGATGCGTTAAACTTAGCGAATAAAGTATATAATATGCTTAATAGAATCGCAATTAGTGGTGGTAGTTATGATGATTGGTTAGATGCAGTATATACGCATGAAAGATCAAAAAGTGTAGAAAATCCGATATATCATGGAAGTTTAATAAAAGAACTAGCGTTTGAGGAAGTAGTATCAACAACGGATGTGCTAGATGTAGAAAATGGGACAGATCAGCCAATGGGTACATTAGCGGGACGTGGAAGATTAACTGGTAAAAACAAAGGTGGAAGAGTAAAAATCAAGGTAAGTGAGCCAAGTTATATATTAGGGATTGTGAGTATTACACCAAGGATAGATTATAGTCAAGGAAACAAATGGGATGTGAACTTAAAAACGATGAATGATTTACATAAACCGGCGTTAGATGAAATAGGGTTTCAAGATTTAATTACAGATCAAATGGCGTGGTTTGATACAGTAACAAACGCATCAGGTGATGTAACATATGGAACAGCGGGAAAACAACCGGCGTGGATTAATTATATGACAAATGTGAATCAGTGTCGTGGAAACTTTGCAGTAAAAGGAAATGAAATGTTTATGACATTAAATAGAAGATATGAGCAAGGGACAGGAGGAATTGAAGATTTAACAACGTATGTAGATCCAAGTAAGTATAATCAGATATTTGCGCAGACGAGCAGAGATAGTCAAAATTTCTGGGTGCAGATTAGTAATAGGATTACAGCTAGAAGAAAAATGTCGGCAAAAGTAATACCGAACTTATAGTGAATAGTTAGTTAGTTTGAGTTAGAGGGGGTGGAAACGCCCCCAATAACAATGTATAATAAAGTTAAAAATAAAGAAAATGAGTAGAGCGAAGTATAAAGCAAAGTATAGAAAAAGTCAGTTAAAAAGTGTAGAAATTACAGAGGGAGAACCGATAGAACATAAGATTGAGAGAGTAGTTAGTAATAAAGAGCCCATTACGGATGGAGCACCGAGTATATTTACAGAAAGAAAAGACGGTGTGGTAAGTGCGTATAATATTAGAACAGATAGATGGGAAGTAGCAACGGAAGCAATGGACAAGGTGTCTGGAAGTATCCAAGCCAAGAGAGATGCAA